TCGTCAATCTCTTTTTCGCTGAAGTTTCCTCTGAGAACGTTTGCAACCCTGAGGTCGTTTGGTCTCCATTTCATAGCCATTTTTGCTCTCCATACCGGTAGGTCCTGTCAGGGCTGTAATCTACATAACAGAACTGGCCCGGGTAAGTGAGGCTCCGAGCCACAGCGTTCACTAGTTCCGTTGTTTTCCCGTCGGCCGAAAGACGCATGGCCTTTTTGATGATCTTTGTGGTCCCATCGTCCATAGCAGCTATGACACCGGCGCAAATAGGATTGGCTGGGGCAGGTGTTGACATTCTTGACTGGGGACGACAATGCAGAATGAAGTCACACCATTTACAAAGACCATCTTTGACACACTGGTTATGGTCTTTTAGGTATGCTGCTATCTTTAGCGCTGTCGGTTCGTCCGTCAGAATGTACATCCGGTTAAGAAAATCCATGTAGCTGGGCCATTTTTTGTCTGTCCGGAAATCTTCCCAGCATGATTTAATCTCAATACCGACAAGCTCCATTCCGTAGCCGATTCCGAGCACGTCAAGTCGGTGCTCGTAGCCGTTGCGGTAAGAGATTTCCGTACTCCATACGCCACCGGAAACAAGATTTTCATTGAAATTTAAATCTTTCTCTATCGCTTCTCGAAGTTCATTTCCCGGGTGGATACGATATTCAAATGACCTGTGAATGGTGAATTGCGGTATTGCTTTGAATCCTCTCTCTCCGAGGTAATTTTGTGCAATTTCGGTTAAAAGCCGTTCTTTTCTACATCTTTCGGCTTGAGAGATATTGAGGATTGTTTCTTCACTGTTAGACATCTATTTTCTCCCATCGCATTAACTCAGGATCGGGAAAGGGAGCGTCAAAATCAAACAATTCATCGCCGTGACCACCAAAAACAAAATCACCGTTTACGTACGTCAGGATTTCATAGAACTGCTCACCAGTCTCGGGATTGTTCAAAAGCACAATGATTTGTTCTAAATCATCGAATTGATGGTTTCGGGGATCGTCAGTGTGTTCAAGTTCTAGTTTCATTTGTTCGGCTCCGGTTGATATGGGGCGGGAAGGGCCCTAAAAGCAATCACATCAGAATGTGCGGTTCCCCATCTTCCCTGCATGTCGAAATAGTTTTGCTGCACGTAATCTTCATCCTCGTCTTTAAATGTCACCAGGTACTCTCCGCACTCCGGAGGATTAACCTCCGGGAACGGGTTCCAGCCGTCTGGGTTGTACTCAGGAAATTCTTCAAAAAAACTTTTGTCTATCCGAATAGAAACGCCACTATCTTCAAAAAAGAATATGCATTTAGATATCCCCTCCATCTGCTTTTTGCACAATTGATTAATGCCTTCATCAGAGATGAACTGATTCATCTTGCGCTTTAATTCCGGATCTTTAATCTTCCACATCGTTTTTCTCCTACACACAGCCGCCACAGCAGCCGTGAGGTACATTCTCGTTAATCATTTTGAGGAGCTCGGTTTTGTGCTCCAGTAGCTCTGGATTCTTTTTTAATAGAGGTCCCGAGACATCCGTCCAAGGAGCTTCTTCAACATGCTCTTCCCAGCGATCATCAAACCAAACATCACCGCCAGAGACTATGTCTACATAGCCTACATATTGTTTGCCGTCTGCCTTAAATGTCAGCTTCCCCGCACACAGGTTTGGAAAGCAGCCGCTGTAATCGATGAATTCGAACTGCATATTGGCCTCAAAAGAGAAGCCCCGCTTTCGCAGGGCCCATGTTTACTTCTTCATCGCTTCGTACTGTAAGAGCGCCTTCTTAACATCGCACCGTGCCTCTCTCAGGAGCTCCCAGAACGTTGTGCTGAAAGAGTCGAGAAGGAAGGTGAGAAGCTGCGGATCATCGATTAGATCCGGACGCATCGTCCACATCCGGTTCTGTCTTTTGTACAGCATTCCGACAGTCGTCCCGTTTAACTTCACGGTGTAGCATTCGTGGGCGTGCCACAGGAACTCGACCCTGCTCATGCGGAGGCCTCCTGGGGAGCTTCAATGACTTCGCCTTCTTCAATGTCCTTGAAGTCATCGACGGAGACAGCATTGATGTCAATGACATCTTCAGGCTTAACTTCCTCTCCGGCTTCTCGCTTGGCGTCTACATTCGTAATTTGCAGGGCCTCGATTGAAACAGGCAGATATTTAAATAGGCGGCGGATGACAGTTTTCAGGGCCATCTGTTCAAAATACGAGTTCCAGATGTTCTTTGACTTGGCCTTTGCCTTAACCGCTTCAACCTCAGCGCGAGACATGACCTCGAACTGGTATCCGCCACCACGAAGATTTGCGACCGCGTAGACAAACGTGATCGGTTTTTTAACTCGATCGGCTTCACAACTCGGCACGTGATGAATGTCCGGATGTAACCCAAGCTGATAGCTGAACTCGTCACCTTCGTGCACTGCGAATGCAGAAAGAGACAAAACTTGACCGGAGCGACGAGCCAAATCAATCATGCCGCGGTATCCCAAGATTAGCTGGCACTGGTTGCCATAGGGTACGAGATAGGCTTGTCCGAGAGCTGAGCCAGGTTCAAGACCAAGTTGGGCGGACTGCATAACCGCTCCCAGGAATGATGCAGGAGTTGTGTTGAGGAGGGCCGGAGTCTTTCGCAATTCGGTCGCGGCAATTCTTGCCATCCGGTCAGCGCTCAAGTGTTTCGGGACAGCCAAGGCGAGCTGTTTTT